TCTACCTCACGACGTACAGGTAAGAGAACTAGGCACAGGTAAAAGCCGCTTAGAGGTTCTTAGAGACGCTGGCTTAGATTGCACAGTAGTACCCCGTCTTGGGGTGGACGATGGCATACAGATGGTAAGAAGGATGCTCCCGCGGTGCTGGTTTAATATGCCCCAGGTAAAACAGGGTTTGGACTGTCTAAGAAACTACAGGCGGGAATATGACGAGAAGCGAGCTGTTTTTTATGACAAGCCTTTGCACGATTGGAGTTCTCACGGCAGCGACAGCTTTCGCTATTTATGCTGCGGCATGGATACAAATACCACTTGGGGCAAACCCTTAACAGTCACTACGAAATGGATTGTGTAAATGGCTAAGATGGACGAAACCCAACTCAAGACTATCCTCGAGGCAGAGATCGACAACGCTCTGGGATACATAGAGACAGAGACAACCGAGCAGCGTCGGCGTGCTCTACAGTTCTACAACCGTGAACCGTATGGCAACGAGGTAGAGGGGCGGTCTCAGATCGTCACAGGCGAGGTGGCTGAGAGTATAGATGCGGCTTTGCCTGCACTCCTTCGCGTATTTACGCAGGGTGATGACATCGTGCGTGCGGAACCCTCTGGGCCAGGAGACGAGCAGTTAGCCAAGCAGATCACCGAGTATCTGAACTATGTGTTCTACCGCGATAACCCTGGTTTCTCTGTTCTAAACATCTGGTTTAAGGATGCCCTCTTACAGAAGAACGGTGTGGTCAAGGTATGGTGGGATGACAATAAAGACATCCAGACCGAGGAATACCAAGACCTGACCGAGCAGGAAGTGGCGATGATGCTTGCGGACGAGACTGTAGAGATCGTCGAGCAGGAGGAGAAACAGGTAGGAGAAGTCCCCCAGGTCACGCAAGACCCGATTACTGGCCAGCCTATCCAGACCGTTGTCCCTCTGTTTGCCTACGATGTAAAGATCAAGAAGGTTAAGAGTTTCGGTCAGGTGCGGGTTGAGAACGTACCTCCCGAGGAGTTCATCATTTCCAAGAAGGCGCGGACGATTGCGGACTCGCCCTTCTCTGCCCACAGGAAACTCACAACTAGGTCAGAACTGGTGGCGATGGGGTTTGCTGCGGACATTGTGGATGATCTCCCAACGTACTCGGACTTAACATTTACTCCTGAACGTGTGGCGCGGTACTCACAAGGCGAACAACCGCTAGACCGTGAGACTGTGGATAAGTCTATGCAGGAGATCGAGACGTTTGAGTGCTACATTCGGACGGACTTTGATGGCGATGGGATTGCGGAACTTCGCAGGATTTTCTACGCTGGCCATGAGGTGCTCGAGAACGAGGAGATAGATTACAACCCGTTCTGCTCTATCTGCCCGATCCCGATGCCGCACAAGTATTTCGGCCACAGTCTTGCGGACAGGGTTGTAGACATACAGCTTATCAAGTCAACGATTACCCGTCAGATACTGGATAACCTGTATCTCACGAACAATGCTCGGGTCATGGCGGTAGATGGCCAAGTAAACCTAGACGATCTGCTAACAGTTACACCTGGTGGCATAGTGCGGGTGAAGAATCCCCAAGCAGTCACACAGTTGGCCGTGGCTCCCGTTGCCGGCCAATCTTTCCCGATGCTCGAGTATCTGGATCAAGTCCAGCAGAAGCGCACAGGTATCAACCAAAACAGTCAGGGGCTAGATGCAAACATCCTGCAAAACACTACGGCTGCGGCTATTGCGGCAATGCAAAACGCTGCGGCTGGCAGGATAGAACTGATTGCTAGGACATTCGCTGAGACGGGCGTTAGAGACCTGTTCCTAAACATTCTCCACCTCACCACCAAGTACCAGAACAAACCCCGTATCGTTCGTCTCTCGGGTAAGTATGTAGAGATCGACCCGAGGCAATGGAAGACCCAGTACGATGTGCGGATAAACGTCGGGTTAGGAACTGGCACAAGAGAGCAGCAATTGGCTATGCTTGCGATGGTTCTACAGAAACAGGAGCAATTACTTGGATCGGGCGCACTTGGTCAAGCTCTGGTTGGCGTCGCACAATATCGATCCGCGTTGGGCAGATTTGTCGAAGCGGCTGGTTTTGTCGATTCCGCTGAATTTTTCCGAGAGTTACCGCCCGAGGCTGAACAGGCGATGGCAGCGCAGGCGGGACAGCAGCAGCAGCCAGACCCTGCCACCCAAGCCCTGATGGCTCAGACGCAGGCACAAGTCCAAGCGTCCCAGGCAAAGGCTCAAGCCGATATTCAAGTCCAGCAGATGAAAGCCCAGGCAGAAATACAGTTGGCTAGGGAGAAGGCTGCGGCAGAGATTCAGTTAGCCCGAGAGAAGGCAGAGGCAAGTCTGCAACTTAAGATTGCGGAGTTCCAGGCCGAAGCCCAGATGAAGGCGGCAAAGGTCGGTGCTGAGATCACAAGCAATGTAGAGATTCCTGGGGAGCAGCGCATTTGAACTATGCCGAGAGAGCCAGGGCTTTACTGAAAGACGAGTTTTTCCTAGATGTTGTGAAAACACAACAAGAGTTGTATATTGGCAACATTCTAAACAGTTCGGAGACGGATGTAGACCTTCGTGAGAGGAGTCTTATCAAGCACCGAGCGATAGCAGAATTAGTAGCGTCACTCGAGTCTATTGCGGCGCAAACCGAGATAGACAAGAAGCGCTGGAAGATTTTCTAACAACAGGAGTAGTCGATGGAAGACACCAACCCGCAAGGGAGTGCAAAGACAGTTAGCCAAGCCGCAGAATCGTTTCTAGGACTGATGGAGCCGCAGGAGGCGCAAGCCCAACCCGAAGCCCCAGAGGAGCAGGAAGCGCAAGCGGTTGAACAAGAGTACGAATCTGAAGACTCGCAAGAGTACGAGGATGGCGAGGAAGACAGCGAACCAGCCCCCACCTACAAGGTTAAAGTAGGCAAGGAGGAGCTGGACGTACCGCTGGATGAGTTGCTAAAAGGTTACTCAAGGACGGCTGATTACACTCGCAAGACCCAAGAGATTGCGGAGACTCGGAAGGCAGTAGAAGCCGATCGCCAAAAGATTGAGGAAGCAGCGAGACTCCGAGATACCTATGCCCAACGCCTAGGTGTGATTGAGCAGATGCTCTCGCAGGGCGAAAAGGCAGAGGATTTAACGGCTCTAAAGGAAAGCGATCCGATTGGTTATGCGGTCAGGGTTGCTGAACAGACCGAGCGTGAGAAGCAACTGGCAGCGGTTCGTACGGAGCAGTCACGGATAGCCCAACAACAGCAGGCAGAGCAACAGGAGAGGCTAAACGCCCACCTCCAAGCAGAAGGCCTAAAGTTGCAAGAGGCGATTCCCGAGATGGCCGATCCTGCAAAGGGTCAGGCAATCAGGACTGACATTCGGAACTATGCCAAGAAGATCGGGTTCTCAGATCAAGAGTTATCCCAGGTCTATGACTCACGTGCGGTGACTGCCCTTTACAAAGCCATGCAATACGACAAGCTGACTGCGGGTAAGCAAGATGCGGTAAAGAAAGTCGCTCAAGCCCCTCGCATGATGCGCCCAGGGACTTCTACGCCAGAGGCGCGGGAGACTCAGGAAGGCAAGAAACTCCGTGAGCAATTGCGTCGCTCTGGAAACAAGAACGACGCGGCTCGTATATTCGAACGATTGTTATAAAGGAACTAAATCATGGCTCAGTACAAAACATATGACGCACGTGGACTGCGTGAAGACCTTACCGATGTCATCTATGACATTTCCCCCACCGATACCCCGATCATGTCCTCGATTGGTAAAGGCAAAGCTACTGCCGTTTATCACGAGTGGCAGACGGACTCCCTAGCTGCTGCTACGACTGGCAACGCTGCGGTTGAAGGTGCAACCGCTACGGAAGCTGATCTTTCGCCCACGACCCGTCTTGGTAACTACACCCAGATCGTCCAGAAGACCGTTATGATCTCTGGCACGCTTGAGGCTGTAGACAAGGCTGGCCGCAAGTCTGAGAAGGCTTATCAGCTTGCCAAGGCTTCTGCCGAGATCAAGCGCGACATCGAGGCCACTATTACTGCCAACCAAGGCCGTGACGCTGGTACGGGTTCCGCTGCTCGCAAGATGGCTTCTCTGCTGTCCTGGATCAAGACCAACACCAACAAGCGTGATTCGACCACGACTGGTACTGATCCCACGACGATTGGCGAATCCACTCGCGGCGATGGTACGACTCGCACCTTTACCGAAACCCTCCTGAAAGACGTTGTTCAGAAGGTATTTACCTCTGGCGGCACGCCCACCCTGTTGGTCGTTCCTCCCGCTGGTAAGCAGAAAGTTTCGGAGTTCACGGGTATTGCCCAGCATCGCATCAACACCCAGGGAACCGGCAAGGTCACAATCCTCGCTGGTGCTGACCTCTACCAGAGTGACTTCGGCGTTCTCCAGGTTGTTCCTGACCGCTTTATGCGGACTCGTGATGCGCTTGTACTTGATCCTGAGTACGCTGCTATGGCCTTCCTCCGTCCGTTCACCACGAACGAACTGGCTCGTGTTGGTGACGCTGAGAAGACCCAGATCATCGCTGAGTTGACCCTCGAAGTTCGTAACGAGGCTGCTCACGGCGGTATCTTTGACCTGGACTTCAGCCTGTAGTTGACTGTTTAGTTTAGGCGTGTAGAATAGGGGGTGGGCAACTGCCCCCTATTTTTTTAGGATACCGATGAGGAAACTCGGCGAAGATACAAACTGGGCTGGGGTCAAAACCACGTTTTACGAGGGCGACAACGGTCAAGTCATCATAGAGAACACCCAGGACATTACCGCTGTGCTTGAGTCCAACAAGTCGCGTTATGCGGCTACGGACGAACGGGCAAAGTGGAGCGAATTAGAGCATATTGGCTGGATACCTGACTCAGTAATCATAGAACTGAACAGGCAAAGTATCATGCGCGGCTACGCTGTTGTAGACCAGAAGAAGTTTAAAGCATGGTTAAACGATCCAGATAATAGGCATTTTCGCAGCAGACCTGGGAGAGTTTAAATGAGAGTAGGTATTTGCATCCCCAGCCGTGGGGATATGATGATTGGTACGGCGTTTGATCTTGCAACACTCTGCGGTTATGACAGTAGGTTTCGAGAGGGCGACCAAGCGATCTATACGGTTGCTGGAACCCTGATCTTTGACCAGAGAAACAAACTGGCGCAGGCGGCTTTAGATGGTGGGTGTGACTATATCCTGTGGATAGACGCAGATATGCGGTTCCCTAAAAACACCCTAGAGCGACTAATAGCGCACGATAAAGACATTGTTGGGGTAAATGCTACGACTCGGGCGGTTCCTGTAGGCCCGACGGCAAAGAATCTGAAGATTGACTTTGAGAAGAAGGAGAACCATTGGTACTCCATAAACTCTAAAGGCAAGCAAGGAATTGAGCGTGTAACCGCGATTGGTTGCGGTGTGATGCTGGTAAAGGCAGAGGTTTATAGGAAGACTCCGAAGCCTTGGTTCTACTTTTATGAGTTACCTGGAGGCAAGACTCTGGGTGAAGATGTTCACTTCTGTGTTGCGGCGAATGACGCTGGTTTTGAAACCTGGGTAGATCACACTCTGTCGCAAGAGATCGGGCATATAGGCCAATACACTTATTCATGGGCAGACTTCAAAGATGAGTCTAAGCAACTACAGCGACCTCAAAACAACGGTCGCAAACTACCTCGGAAGAAGTGACCTAACCGCACAGATTCCGACCTTTATATCTCTTGCTGAGATTCGTCTTGCGCGGCAGTTACGCCTGCGCCAGATGCTCAAAGTAGTCTCTAGCACCACAACCGCTGGAGACGGAACAGTAGGTCTACCTAGTGATTTCTTAAGCGTGCGGGACTTTTATGTAGATGTGAGTCCCAGACAACCTCTGTCGTACCTTTCCCCTAGTGCGTTTACCAGAGATGCAAGACCGCATGAGTCTGGTAAGCCCATTTTCTATACGCAGCGCGGTTTAGAGTTTGAGTTAGCCCCGCAGCCTGACACGGCGTATGTCGTGGTTCTTCTTTACTACTCTAAGCCCACGGCGCTAAGCGACACGAATCCGAGTAATGTGTTTATGGCTAATTGTCCAGATGCGCTACTGTATGGTGCTCTGCTTGAGGCCGAGCCGTATCTGATGAACGATGCGCGGTTAGCAACTTGGACGCAGCTTTACTCTAGTGCGATTACTTCCCTGGCTGAGTCTGACAACTCAAGCGAGTATGCGGGGGTTCCTTTGTCAATGTCTGTAACCAAACGGTGAGGTAAAAAATGGCCGAACTTAGTAATTTTCTGGAGAATAAACTGCTTGACCATGTTCTCCGCAATGTTTCCTACACTTCCCCCACGACTGTTTATGTCGGTCTATTTACTTCTGATCCGACAGACGCGGGAACGGGTACAGAGGTTTCTGGTGGCTCTTATGCCCGTCAGATTCTTTCTGTAACTACCGCGACAGGTGGCATCGTTACATCTTCTGCGGATGTGACCTTCCCCCAAGCTACGGGTTCGTGGGGTACTGTGTCGCATATTGGTCTGTTAGATGCGTTGTCATCTGGCAATCTGCTTATGCACACTCCTCTCACGACTTCGCGACTTATTGAGTCTGGCGATATTCTGAAGATTTCTACTGGCAATCTGACTGCAAGCCTTGACTAATGTCCAACACAATCGGCCTGGAGGGTCTTGACCAGTTTGGGTCACTAGACTCTCTCCCTTTTAGTCTAGATAACTACTGGACTGATGAGGGCATTTGTGGGCCGTTTACGCTTGAACAGTTAGATCAGTTCAACACCAATCTCGACGCAATCCAGATCAGTCTGGATTCCGAGATTTGGAATACCGCGTGTATAAAACTAACCAGAGACTCGATAACGGGTACTGGAACCCTCACAGTCACGCTACAGACTGGTGAGACTTACGAGGGTGAAGCGTTTATTACCGGCACAGGAAGTCTTGTTGTCGGTGCGCTGCGGGTTAGGGATGCACGAGGGGCTATCAGCGGTGTAGGAACCCTTATATCCTCTGCCAACCGTATTAAAGACGGGGTGGCGTTTATAACTGGGGCTGGAACTCTTGTTGCGGGTGTAAACCGTACAAGGGATGGCCAAGGGTTTATCACCGCTACGGGGCAGTTAGTAACATCTGCGGAGCGCCAGAGAACAGCCCAAGGTGCTATCTCTGGGACTGGATCGCTAGATGCTGGTGGTATTAGGCAGAGAAACCAATCTGCCGCGTTTAGCGGGGTTGGATCGCTCTCTAGCACCGCGAACATCACTTATGACGTTGCTGCCAGCGTAAACGGCACAGGAAGCCTTGTATCGGGTGCGGTAAGGGTACGGGATGCTGCGGCAGCGATAAGCGGCTCTGGCGAGTTGTATGTGCTACTGAGCTTCCCTGTAGAGGCAGAGGCAAACATAGTCGCGTCTGGCTCTCTGGTTTCGAGTGCAGATAGGACTAGGACGCTAATTGCGGAAATTGTAGGAACTGGTTCCCTAGAATCTGGTTCTACTGGTACGTTTAACACCTCGCTAAGTTTTGCTGGTACTGGTGACTTGTATGTTTTGGTCACTAACATTCCTGTAATAAAAGCAAGCATTACTGGATCGGTGACAATAAGCGCAAGCGTTTACAAGTACGGAGAAGAATGGTCGGTAGTAACGGATGACGTTAATACCTGGACGGAGTTGAGTCCAGAATCAAACACCTGGACAGAACGAACTGCGGAATCTAGTACATGGCAATTACGCGCATAGACTTTACAGAATGGCTACCTGACCAGCCTGGGGTTGTAGGTGCGCTGACAAACGCCCTAAATGTATTTCCCAAGGCTTTCGGGTATGGCCCTTTTCCAGAGGAAGAAGACTACTCTAATGCGGCCACAGAGGACTTAAACAGCGTTTCTGCGGACAAAGACAACAACGGTGTGGTTCGTCTGTTTGCGGGTAGTGCTACGAAACTGTGGCTGTTTAACTCTGCCAACAATAATCTAAACGATGTATCTGGAACGACTTACACTTCCACAGATCGCTGGAGGTTTGTGCGGTTCGGTGACTACTTCATCGCCAGCAACAACAAAGACAAACTCCAGTATTACGACTTGACTACTACTGGAGACTTTCAAGACCTAGACGCGAGTGCTCCTACCGCAAAGTTGCTTACGGTGGTGCGGGACTTTGTTGTTGTAGGAAATACAACATCTGCGCCTGACGAGGTTCGCTGGTCTGGCATCAACAACCCTACGACCTGGGCATCTAGCGCGGTAACACAATCGGACTTTCAAAGGTTGCCTGATGGTGGCCAGGTGCGCGGTCTGACTGGTGGTGAGTTTGGTTTAGTCCTGCTTGAGCGTTCTATCGTGCGGATGTCCTACGTTGGGACTCCTCTCATATTCCAGTTTGACAACATCTCTAGGAATCTGGGGTGCTACGAGTCCAACTCTGTCGCGCAATGGAAGGGAATAACATATTTCCTAGCAGACGATGGCTTTTACTCTTGCGATGGCCAAAATGTAGAGGCGATTGGCGCGGAGAAGGTAAACCGATTCTTCTGGGACAATGTACGGGAAGAAGTCATCTCGCAGATGTCTACTGCGGTTGACCCATTCCGAAGCCTTGTCATCTGGGGTTATCCTACGGACGAAGGGTATCAGTTGCTGATATATCACACTCCTACTAAACGCTGGAGTTATGCAGAGACAGATGCGGCGCGTATATCCGATGTGTTTACACCTGGCACGACTTTGGAGGCCCTAGACAACTTCTCCACCTCTATAGACGCTCTGCCTGCGAGTCTTGACTCAAGGCAATGGCTAGGTGGGAAATTGCTTCTCTCGGGTGTGCGTGGCGCAAAGATCATCAACTTTGTGGGTGCTAATAAACAGGCAAGGATTACCACGCCAGATGTGCAGGGCGGCGAGAATATGAGTATGGTGACGCTTGTCAAGCCAATCATAGACGCTGGCTCTGCAACCATGTCAGTTGCGTCCCGTATGAATCTAGCCCAGGCCGTAGCGTTTGGTGCATCACAAACAGCAGACGCGGAGAATCGTGCGGGATTTCGGTCTTTAGGGCGGTATCACAGGATCAGGGTTGAGCCTAGCAACAACTGGACAACCGCAATTGGGGTAGAAGCGGAGATACAACCAGCGGGGATGCGGTAATGCAGTTTCGCAGACTGCCTCCGTTCGGTGGCGATCCTCGGGCAGTAGCGGAGATTCTCAACCTGGTATTGGATGGAAAGACCAACAATACCGGCTTGATTACGCTTGCAACTGGAAATGTAGATACCACAACCCTGTATGACGAGCGTATCTCTGTGGATACAAAGATTGTGCTTATTCCGTTCTCAAATGCGGCAGAGGATGATTCTTCCCCTTATGGGCAGTTTTCAGATAATACAGACCAAGCAGCAACAACGATTGGTACAGAAAACATTCTAGGTCTGAACACAACAGACTTAAGCAACAATGTTTACTTAAGCAATGGGGACAGGATTAACTTTCGCAATGCTGGCAAATATGCGATTCAGTTTTCTATACAGGTTGTAAACAGTACGAACGACGCTCAAAGTGTAGACATTTGGTTTAAGAAGAACGGCAGCAATATCGCGGCATCTAACAGTAAGTTTGGCATTAAGCCGCGCAAGTCATCTGGTGCTGATTCCCAGTTGATTGCGGCTACGATGGTATTTTTTGATCTAGCGGCGAATGACTACATACAGTTAGCTTGGAGGCCGACTGACATAGATGTGTCGTTTGAGCACTTTGCTGCGGTTTCTGCTTCTGCTGGTGTGACTCCTGCTATCCCAGAGACTCCAACGTGCTTTGTAACTGTTCAATACATAGCCCCATACGCTTACAGCAACATTTATGTATCTTCTCAGTCTAAAGGTGAGGCGGTGATCTCACACTTTAGCAACGACACGGCAAACAAGACATACGCATATATACTGGTGGGCTAAATGGCAGATATACGACAAAACATTTGGGATAAACTGGTGCAGCCAGAGATAACCAAAGTCCGCGCAGATTACAACAAGCAAGTAGAGGACATCAAAAAGCAGATCGAGGAGTCCCGTCTTCGCGCACAGCAAGAGGCTCGTTCTTATGGCGAGCAGACTATTGCAAACAACATTCGGTCGCTTGAGCAGATCAACCGTCCCGCAATACAGGCTTACCAGA